GAAGATTTATTTATATATGTTGGAAGTGCAGCAGCTAAATTCTACGTTCAGGCGTTAGGAGGGTTTGCAGCAAATGGATTAGGAGCAAATGGTGTAAATGCCCAAGGTACTCAATGGTGGAACAATGGATCACTAACAGTAAATGGTGTTAAATTATTTGTATGCCCAGGAATGTCAGCAAATAAAATGTATGCAGCACAAAGAAGTAACTTATATTTCGGAACAGGTATCTTAAATGACACAAATGTAGTGAAGGTTTTAGATATGGCTGATTTAGATGCTTCTAACAATGTAAGAATGGTAATGAGATTTACCTCAGCAGTACAATTTGGAATTGCTTCAGACATTGTTGAATACGCATAAATTAATAATTAATCATAAATCAGGGTAGGTGGATTATCTACTTACCCTTTTTTTTAAAATAAAATAAAATTATGGCTTGTACATTAACAACAGGTAGAAAAATACCTTGTAAATCAGCTTTTGGAGGAATTAAATCTGTATTATTTGCAGACTTTGGAACTATTGCAAGTGTAGCACAAGATTCTACTACAAAAATATGGACTATTACCAATGGTTCACCTGCTCCATCTTGGTATGAATATCAAATTAAAGGAAATTCTAGTTTAGAAACTACAGTAACAAGTAGCAGAGAAAACGGAACAACTTTCTACACACAAACTCTAAACTTAACTTTAACATTCTTAGATGCAAAGACACAAGCAGAACTGCAAACTCTTGCACTTGCTAGACCATATGCAGTAGTCGTTGATTACTATGGTAATAGCTTCTTGTGTGGATTTGAAAACGGAATGGAAGTAACAGGTGGAACTGTTGTAACAGGAGCAGCAGCAGGAGATTTAAGTGGGTTTACTTTAACATTTGAAGGAATGGAAGAAGATGCACCTTTATTTTTAAATGCTACACCAACAGCAGCAACATCACCTGCACCAATTGACCCAACACCAGTAGGAGTTCCTGCTTAATAATTAGTTTTTTTAGTTAGAAAATCAAGCATCCTTAAGGGGTGCTTTTTTTTTTGGTTACATCATTCTACAAATTGATCAAATTTATACGTTATATAAGTAATGATTATATTAACAACATCAGCACAGGCTCAAGAATTTTCAGTAATTCCTAGACAATATGACGATAGTGCTTTTACTATAAGAGTAAGAGATGACAGTACTAATGTTACAGTTGACTATTTAAATCAATCAGGAACAACCTCAGGCAATTATTTAAAAATTAATTTAGTTTTTAGTCCTATATTAGTTGAAGCACATTTTTATGACTTATCTTTATTTGTAGATTATAATTTTTGGAACACAAATAATAGTTTTTGGAATTTATATGATATTTTATGGCAAATTGATTCTAATCAAAAAGAAGATATATTTAATGATAAAATATTTTGTACTGACCAAGACATAGATCAGTTAAATGATAATGATCACTACCAATTAAATAAAGATCAATATACTTTTTATAATGGTTTTGATAATACATATACCGTAAGATGAAAAAAACACGATTAAGAAACGACAAAGGACAATTTAAAAAACACTCAAAAATGAGTGAGTTTGGTTTTGTCAATTTAAGCACCTACACTAGTCCTGAAATTAAAGAAGTAAGTGGTGAGGATTGGATAGAGTATGGAGCAGATAATAACTATTTTCAGTATTTAATTGACAGATACAATGGTAGTCCTACAAATAATGCAGCAATAAATGGTATAAGCCAAGCAATTTATGGTAAAGGTATAAATGCTACAGATGCAAGTAGAAAGCCAAATGAGTATGCACAAATGATTTCTTTATTTAAAAAAGATGTAGTTAGAAAACTATGCTATGATTTAAAATTAATGGGTCAATGTGCAATGCAAGTTATTTATAATAAAAATAGAAGTAAAATTGTTCAGATTGAACATATGCCTATTGAAACTCTTAGAGCAGAAAAATGCAATGAGGATGGAGATGTCCCTGCTTACTATTATTTTAAAGATTGGGCAAACATAAAAAGAAGTGATGACCCTTTAAGAATTCCAGCATTTGGTATGTCTAATGAAAATATAGAAATATATTATGTGAAACCTTACAAGTCTGGTTTTTATTACTACTCACCTGTGGATTATCAAGGTGGTTTGCAATATGCTGAATTAGAAGAAGAAGTGTCAAATTATCACTTAAACAACATTTTAAACGGATTGTCTCCTTCAATGTTAATTAACTTTAATAACGGAACTCCAAATCAAGAAGAAAGACAATTAATAGAATCTAAGATAGCACAAAAGTTTTCTGGATCAAGTAATGCAGGTAAGTTTATATTAGCATTTAATGACAATAAAGAAAGTCAAGCTGAGATAACTCCAGTTCAATTATCAGATGCACACAACCAATACCAATTTTTATCAGAAGAAAGTACAAAAAAAATAATGGTAGCACACAGAATAGTGTCTCCAATGTTACTTGGTATAAAAGATTCAACAGGATTAGGTAATAATGCAGAAGAAATTAAGACAGCTTCATTACTTATGGATAATACAGTTATAAGACCATTTCAGGAGCTTTTAATAGATTCCTTTGATAATGTACTTGCTTACAACGAAATTGCCTTAAACCTATATTTTACAACCTTACAGCCACTAGAATTTACTGAGGTAGATAGTTCAATACAGGACAAGGAAGATATTGAGGAAGAAACAGGTGTTGAGATGGAAAAATTTAGTCTTAAAATTATTGATGGTAAAGAGGCTTACACAACCAAAGAAAAAGCCATAGAGGTGGCTGAGGAGATGGGGTGTGGTGGTTATCACGAACACGAAGTAGATGGTGTTGTTTATTATATGCCTTGTAAAAATCACGATGACTTAAAAACACAACTATCTAAAGACAACATTGAAGTAGTTTTAGGATCATTAGGAAAGTCAGCAGTTAAGATGAGTGAGGAGTGGGTTTTAGTAGATGAGTTAGATGAAAGCAATGAGGTGAGTAGTAGAGATTGGGCAGAGTATTTAGTTAAAGAAAAAAAATCAACTTTAGATAAGATAAAAGAAATAATTGGATTAAAAAAAGCTACTGAAGAAAATGTAGGTAGTGTAAATGATGGATCAGCTTTTAGTCAATTAGACAGCAAAAATGGTTTATATAAAATTAGATACAAATATGCTAGAGGTATGCGATCAAACGAAAGTGAATCAAGGACATTTTGTAAAGAAATGATGAGATTATCTGAAGGTGGTTTAGTTTGGAGAATTGAAGATATTGACAATGCAAGTTTTGGTAAACTACAAATTAAAGATGGTAAGGGAGAAAGAAAAGATGAAAATGTAAATACAGAATTTAGACATAAACCTGATTTACCTTACAATATTTTTGAATTAAAAGGTGGAATCTATTGCCAACATAAATGGGTTAGAGTTTTATATAGATTAGAATCAAACACAGAGGAATCTAAAAATTTAGGAAACTATAAAAAAACTAGAAACATTCCAAAATATGCCCAGAAATTTCCAAGAGGATCAGATTTAGCAAAAAAAGCAACAGGAAGACAACCGGGTAAAGGAGCATATCCAAAATAAAATTAAAAAATGGCAACAGTATTATTTATAAATAGAACAGATTTAGTTAGAAATTCAATCATTGATGGTAATGTAGATACAGATAAGTATATACAGTTTATTAAATTGGCTCAAGAAATACACATACAAAACTACTTAGGCACTAAAATGTATAATGCTTTAACAACAGCAATGCCTAATATTGATCAACCTGCAAACGCAAGATGGAAAACTTTATTAAATGATTATGTTGTGCCAATGCTTATATGGTATGCACAAGTAGATTATATTCCATTTTCTGCATATCAAATTAGAAATGGTGGGATGTATAAGCACAGATCAGAAAATGCAGAGACAGTTAGTAAAGAAGAAGTAGATTTTTTAACTGAAAAAGCAAGAACAAATGCAGAATGGTATTCTAGAAGATTTATTGATTTTATGAGTTTTAACCAAACTACATATCCTGAATATACTAGTAATACTAATGACGATATATACCCTTCATATGATGCAACTTTTAATGGTTGGGTTCTATGAAATATAAAGTAAAAGAAAAAAACATTGAAAAATTAAAAGTCTTTCTAAAAAAGATAGAAAATAATAAAACAAAAAAATTAAAGAATGGCAACTCTATTTAATACTAAAATATCACAAACTTACCAAGGTCTATTTAAAACCATAGATAATGCAGTACTAAATGCTACATTAAGAGAACTTACAGATGGATCAGGAAATCAATCTGGATTGTTTTTAAACACAGCAGGTGACTTTAAGGTTACAAGTGTATTAGAATGGGGTTCTTTAAAAGACACAGGCACAGGGGTTACAATAACACAATTTGTAACAGCAGCTAACGGAATACAAAACTTTAATAACGATACTACTGTACCAACAAGTGCAGCAGTTAAGTTATATGTAGATACTAAATTTTCACAAACAGACACTTTAACAGAAGTCTTAGGCTTTGGTAATACAACAAGTGGAAAAGA